ATGGACCGTATGCAACCACTGATGAAGCATTTAAGAGACGTGCTCGTAATGTTGAAGAGTTTTCAATGCTCGTTGGCCAGGACATGGCTGACGCTGTTCTTAACGGCCAAATTGATTATTCTCTGGCAGCTCTTGAAGGTGCTATTAGAGGTAACTCGAGCATGGTTGTTGATACGAAATCATTGACAACTGATGGTAAAAAAGTTCTTTCCGCAGGTCTCCGTACCATGGGAGATAAATTCGGTCAGGTTGTAGTCTGGGTTATGGACTCTGGTCTTTTCTTCGATATCGTTGATCAAGCAATTGATGCAAAAATCTACGAAGAAGCAGGCATCGTCATTTATGGCGGGATGCCCGGAACAATGGGAAAACCCGTACTGGTTACCGATGTTTGTCCTTCTGAGACAATTTTCGGTCTTAAATCCGGAGCGCTTTCCTGCATTGAGTCTCAAGCTCCAGGAATTCGTTCGTACAATATTGACGATCTTGAAAACCTCGCAGTCGGTTTTCGTGCTGAAGGTGCATTTAACCTCGAAGTTGCGGGATACTCCTGGGATTCAACTACAGGCGGAATTAACCCGACAAAAACTGCTCTTGCTGCTACAGCAAACTGGGATAAATATGCAACGTCAAATAAAGCAACTGCTGGCTTTATTATTGATTTGTCAACCGAGTCTGGCTCTTAATATCTTCCGTCGGAGCCTTAAGCGATGGCTTCCGGGTTTTCATCCTTTTACCGGGAGCCTCGCTTAAAACAACTACAAAACTTATGATAAAAATTTACATACCATACAATAACAATAGAGGCTGTGTTTATAGAGAGCAAGCTTTTTCTACTATTTATAAACACTACAACTCTGTAGAAGATTTTGATGTAAAAATCTTGTCTTCTAATCCATTTTCAAGAGCATCTGCGAGGAACGCAATTTTTGAAGATGAATTAGAGGATTCAGAAGTTGTATTCTTTTCTGATGCTGATATTATTGTATCTAAAGAACAAATACAAAATGCAGTTAAAAAAGCAGAACAATTGAATGAAATGGTTCTGTCTTATGATGTTCTTTTAAAAATGAATGCAAGTGAAACACATGAGTTCATAAAATCAGGAAAATTTCAAAAAAGAAGAAAAACAGTTAAATTTCAATGCTCTGGCTCTTTTGCAATTCCTGTAAATCTTTTTAAAGAAATAGGTGGTTACGATGAAAGATTTACAAAGTGGGGTTGTGAAGACAGAGTTTTTTACTATATGGCAGCATTTTTAAGAAATAAGACATATTGTACAAGACTTAGCGGTTGCGCATATCATTTATTTCATCCACCTTCGAAAAACGCTTCTAAACAAACTTTAAGAGAAAATAATCTTCATAGAGAATATTTAAAAGCATTTGGAATTTCATACGAAACTTTAAAAAAATATAAAGAACCTTCTACTAATCAAATTTTTGAATTAAAAAAGAACTCTTTAAACGGAGCTAAAAAAGAAATAGTTCCTTTTATTGATAAAGAAATTCTACGATTTAGAAAAAATCGTAAAATTGCTCTAACAATAAAAGGATCCGAACAATATAAACGTTTATTGAAATCAAAAGAATACATTTGTGAAGGAGCTGTAATATGAGTTTAATTGTAGAAAACGGCTCTATTGTTGATAACGCAAACAGTCTTGTAACAAGAGCTGAGTTTATTGCTTATGCGTCTTTAATCGGAACAACAATTGTTGATGATGAAGATACAGATGTACTTTTAATTAAAGCAATGAAGTTTATTGATGCTCATGAAAGTAAATTAAAAGGAATAAAAACAGAAAGAGATCAAAGTCTTTCATTTCCTCGTTATAACTTACGAATAAATGGATGGTCATGGAATACAGATGAAATTCCTACTGAAGCAAAAAATTGCCAAATGGAGCTTGCTCTTGAACTTAATTCTGGAACTGATTTATACAATCCTACATTTTCAAAAGGGCCAAGAATTGAAGAAACAGTTTCAGGAGCTGTTACTGTACGATATGGAACAAATTCAGTCTCTGCGACTAGACTCACATCAAAAGGGTTTAAACTTCTTGATAGTTTATTAAAAACTTCAGGTATTACTTCGATTCCTTTGGTGCGTGCATAATGACTTTTTACGGAGATATGGCAGATGTTGCAACTGAACTTTTAACTGAGTTCGGGGCAGATGTAACAATTTCTAGAATTACTCAACAAAAAGTTGTAAATCCAGTTACAGGAGAAATAACTGTACCTGAAATTACAACAGAGTATACTGTAAAAGGCATAATAAAAAAATATCCTGAAAATGTGATTGATGGTTCAAGAATTACAGTTTCAGATAGACAATTAATGCTTGAAACATCAGGAATCGAGCCTATAATGACAGATAAAATAACTATAAATAATCAAGAATGGCCAATTATGGAAATTGAATCTATAAATCCAGCTGGAACTGCTCTTTTATATATTGTGAGAGTACGAAGATGAGTTTTTCTGTTGACATATCTAAATTTGCTGCTAATTGCAACTCTACTCTTGGAGAAGCATGCAGAGCAATAAAAATTGAACTTTTTAGTTCAGTGATAATGGATACTCGTGTTAAAACGGGACGAATGAGGGGAAATTGGCAGACTTCAACGGGAAACCCGATTTTGACTGAAACTGAAAGACTTGATAAAGAAGGAGGAGAAACAGTAAGAGAAGCAGAACAGAGTGTAACAGATTTTGAAGTGGATTACATGACGAATAACGTTCCGTATGCAGTTGTGTGGGAAGAACGAGATGCAATGATAGCTAAAAATATGCTTAGAATTGAACGAAATATCAGGAGATTCAAATGAGTTTTTTAGCTATAGATCAAGCATTTATAAATAAATTTATTGAAGCTGACTTTGGGATTGATACTGTTCACGAAAACGTTTCATACAGTCCGACTCCTGGAACACCATTTGCTGAACTTCTTTGTTTAAACAACGATATTACTGAGTATTCTTTAGCACACAGCATGGAAACTGAAGGAATTTTTAGAGTTATCTTAAAATATCCTCCAGATGAGTACTCAATAATAGCTAAAACAATGGCTGAAAACATTTTTGCAGAGTTTCCACTCGGTTCTATTGTATCTTATGGAACAATTAGTTCAAAAATAATAAAACATAAGAGACAAACGGGAACTTTTGGAAAAGAACTAACAACAACTTTTCCTGATGAAGGATGGTACAAGTTAGTTGTTTCAATAATACATAAAACTTTTATTACAAGGAGTTAGAACAATGAGTGAAGTTCAAACATCAGCAGGAACAACTTTTGCTCTTAGTGCTGACGCACCCGCAACTTATGATGAGACAGGCTATTCTGCTCTTACGTACACAGATGTGGGAGAAGTTACAAACATTCCTGAGTATGGAGGCACATATCAACTTGTTACACATGAGCCGCTAGCAAGTAGAGCAGTTGTTAAACGAAAAGGTTCTCTTAATCATGGGTCTTTGACTTTACAAATAGGAAAAGACATTAATGATGCTGGCCAAGCTCTTTTAAAAACAGCATATGGTGAAGATGAAGCGTATTCTTTTGAAATTACACTGCAAGACGGAACTATTCACTATATTACAGGGCAAGTTTTCAGTTTTACGACAAATGTCGGAAACAGCAACCAAATTACAGGAATCAGCTGCCAGATCGAGCTTGATACTGAGATTATCGAAGTAGCAGCTTCTGCTAGTTAATCATTGTTAACAACTAAATAAAAGGATTTTTACTAATGGACATTTTATCACTTGAAGCACCTGATACATTAAGAGTTCATCTTCAACACCCTGATATCGGACTTTTATATTCTGATAAAGAACGTACAAAACCAGTTGTTATTACAGTTTACGGACCTGGAAGTGAGCAAGCGACTAAATTTGAAAGAAAATATCAAAAAAAGCTTTCTCAAGTAATGTCATCAAGAGGAATGAAAGGAGTTTTTAAAATTCCACCTGAAGAACAAGAACAAACAAATCTTGACCGTCTCGTTGCTTTGACTCATTCTGTTGAAAATATGGAATACAATGGACAACCTGTAACTGTTGAGAATATTCGTGAAATTTACGAAAATCCCAAACTTGGATGGATTCGAACTCAGGTTGCTAAGAGAACAGGCTCATGGGATGAATATTTGGGGGAGTAGCTAGAGACTCTGAAATCTGGGTTAAACAAATGGCTTGGCTTCAGGCTCCTGTTGACCCAGATTTCAAACATCAAAAAAATCATGAGTCTCGCTTAGAAAAATTTGATGAAAATGCAGAAGAACTTCACTATGAGCCTGAAGCATACAGCACCTATATTATTAATATTGCAAATTCAATCGGTCTGTATAAAAATAGTGGATACGGACTAATTCCAATAACATGGACAGAAATTTTATCATGGTCAATTTTAACAAAAACTAAAATAACACCTTGGGAGGCAGGTTTAATTATGAAATTATCAAAAGCATTTGTCTCTCAACTTTCAATATCTAAGAATCCTTCTTGTATTTCACCTATTCAAGAAATTGACGAAGAAAAACTTGAATTAAAAAGAAAAGCTATTTCTGATGCTTTTAAAGCAATGCCTGCTATTAAACGGAGTAAAAAATGAGTCTTGATGTAGCTAGATTACAAATTGAAGCTGATAGTACTCAAGTTAGATCTGCGTCTAGAGATTTAAAAGAACTTGAAGTTCAGTCTGGAAAGACAGAAAAATCAGCAAAAGGAATGGCTTCTACAATGAAAACTGTAGGAGCTATTATAGCTTCATCATTTGCTACATATCAAATTCAAAAATTTGTTAAAGAAGCTACTTTAGCTTATGCTCGTTTTGAGACTCTTGGCGTTGTAATGAAACAAGTAGGTCAAAATGCTGGCTACTCTGCAGATGAAATGGCTCAATTTGAAATGCAATTACGAAAACATGGAATTGCAATGACTGAGTCTAGACTTACATTAACAAAAATGGTTCAAGCTCAAATTGATTTAGCTGATTCTGCAAAATTAGCTAGATTAGCTCAGGATGCTGCTGTTATCGGAAATTTAAACTCTTCTGAAGCATTTTCAAAACTTATTCATGGTATTCAAACTGTACAAACAGAAACTCTTCGAACAATTGGTATTAATGTTAGATTTGAAGACGGTTATAAAAAATTAGCAAAACAACTTGGAAAAACAGCTGATGATTTGACTGAAGTTGAAAAAACTCAAGCAAGAGTAAATCTTGTAATGGAAGCAGGAACAAGAATTACAGGTGTTTACGAAGCAGCTATGGAAACTGCGGGTAAAAAATTCGGTTCTATGACTCGCCATATTGATGACTTAATGGTTGTAGTAGGAAAAACTTTTGATCAAACATTTGTTAAAGGCATTGATGCAGTAACTGAAATTTTAAAATCAACTAGAGCATGGGTTGAAGAAAACGATAAACTTCTTCAAATGGGGTTTGAAGAAGGATTAGCTAGAATTGTTGATGTATTAAAAGTTCTAGTTGTTTTAATAGGTACACGTTTAGTAGCGTCTTTAATTACAAGTACTGCAACATTGGGATTTCATATTCAACAATGGGTAGCGTATCAATGGCAATTAGCTAAATTTATCGGAGTTTCAAGAACTGCTGCATCAGCACAGCTAGCTTTAACGGGAGCAGTTAAAGCTGGAAATACAGCTCTAGCCTTAGTGGGAGGCCCTGCTGGAGCTGCTGTTATCGCTGCGTACGGAATTGTTCATTTTAGAGAAGAATTAGGACTTGTAAAACCCAACGCAGATAAAGCTACTGAAGCTGTCGATAAATTGACAAAAGGTATAGAAAAGTTAAATGAAGTTCAAGCAGCGAGTAGAAAACTTCATGTACTAAATGAATTGGATAAACAAACAGCTAATTTAAAAAAATTTACTGATGAAATTGAGCATTGGCAAAAAGTACTAAAAGAAAATAGTACAGAAGACTTAGGATCAGAAGCAATACAAGAAATAGAAAATAAAATAATTCATTTAAAATCAGGAGCAATTGAATTTGAAAAAATTATAGAAAAACTTAAATCTTCTCTTGATTTGCTTGAAATTGTTCCTACAGCTAAAAATGATGCTGAAAACCTGCGTAGGGTTGCTAGTGCGATGGATCATGCCAGAGGAAAAATACCCCCGTTTAAGAAAGAAACAAAAGAACTTTCTGAAGAAGCTAAAAAGGCTGCAGAACAACTAAAAGAAGTAAAAAAAGCTATTGATGAACTTGGTCTTTCTGCCGCTCTTGGCATGTTTGAAACGTATGATTTTTCTAAAGTAGCTGATGATAGAGTAGTTGCTGAATTACAGGCGGCAGAAACTTCTGCTCAAATCTGGAAAGAAAAGCACGAGAAAGCATATGCTTTACAAAAGAGGCTTTCTCAAGTTTCTTATGACGAATTAGCAGATTTAGACAGAAGAAGAATTGAGCAAGCAAAAAACGAAGAAGAACAAGCTCGACAAGAAAAGATAAGGAAAGAAAAAGAAGCATCAGAGAAAATAAAAAAAGAATGGGAACGGGTGTATGATGACATGCACAAGTTTGCCGCCGATACTTTCTATGACATCTTTGACGGTCAGCTTGACTCCTTTGAAGACTTCACCGATCAGATGCTGAACATCTTCAAACGGATGCTGGCGAACATGGCCGCTGAAGCCGCTATGACAAACATTTTCAAGCCGATGATGAATCAGATGGCCGGGTCCACCCTGGGAAATATGCTGGGGTTGCCGAGTTTAGCTGGTGGAGGCGGGACGACCATGTTTCCGAGTTTCGGCGGCATGTCAAATCTTCCTGGTATGGGATGGTTGGGGGCAACGATTCCAGGATCAACCAATTTGGCTATGACAACCGCCGGGGCCTCTCAAGGGATGTTGTATCCCGGCGCAATAAGTGGGCCTGCTCCTGCTGGTTTCGGTGGCGTTACCTGGGGATCAGCACTTGGCGCTGGAGCTTTAGGCAGTCTTGGGTATTCTACGCTTGGTAGCGCAATTGGTCTTCCAACGTCTGGATATTCCGGCATAACATCCGGCCTTGGTGCTGCTGGCATGTCTGCGTATGGTGGATCTCTTGCCAGCTTGACAGGGATAGGAGCTTTAGGCGGTCCGATAGGAATCGGCCTCGGGGCATTAGCAGGGGGATTGCTTGGCGGATTGTTTGGTGGCAGCGATCCAACGCCAACTATTCAGTTGAAATCGGGACTTCGGCCGGATTCTGGTGTCTATCCAGGTGAAGTTAACTCCCCCGCAGGCTTTAATTACCACACCTGGTTACAGGATGTGGGGTCGAGGGCGGAAATTGGAAGCGCCGTCACTGGGTATTTTGATTCGCTGTTCATAGCGCTGGACAATGTGACAAAATTTTCAGTTAAAGACGTTCTTTCGTCAACAAGTTTTTTGACCAGAGTAGATCCTAATGATTATGACGGGGACATGAATGCTATTTTGGCTGCTATGTCAAGAGATATTTTTGGGGATATACAAGAAAATCTTGAGATCGCCTTACTTGGCTTTGATTCGAGTTCCATTGATTTGGGCTTTTTTGAAGCAATTAAAGTAGAAGGGGAATCCTTATTCAATACGTTCGCACGCTTTTCTTCCGTTGTTGAAAACACTGACAATTTTATGGAGGAGTTCACTCGCAGAACGGAAGAGTTGGGATTGTCTGCTGAAACCGCATACCAGCAAATTCAGCTTATTTCCGGCGTTATGTCCGAAATGGACATGGCTATTGCACAGATCACCGGATCAGCCGTAATCGGTCAGATAAACGCCTTGTCGGACACCTGGAATGCCTATATTGATGTGATGAAACAGGCACAGGCATCAGCAGAACAGCTCGTAGCGGCGGAACAGAAAAAGAACCTGGTTGTCGGTTCCCAAGTAACCGGACTGAATATCAACAGCATAGCACAGGCAATCAAATCCGGTTCCAGCGTAGATGCTATTGTTTCAAAAGCCATGGGTGATCTTGTGGCCGAAAAAATGGCTCAAGAGATGTTTGATGAAATGGTTCCTGTGGTTGAAGAGGCCGGGCGAATCTGGTCTGAGACAGGTGGGAATATTGATGCTGTGACGGATTACTTGAGGTCGATGGGGTATCAGTTTGAAGATACAATGAGTGTGTTTTCTGATTCTATGGAATCGGCCAGAGATGCTCTGGACGCCGCTATTGGAAAAGAAGAGCAATTAATAAATGCCAGACTTGATGCTGCTGTTAAAATAGATACTCTACTGGTAGATTTGATGGGGGGATCTCAAGCCCCTGTTCAGTCTATGGAATTTTTTGAACGAAGATATGAACAGCTTTTAGCAGAAGCTCAGGGGGCAACTACAGCCGAAGAAATAAATAGTTCTGTTGATGCTTTGACTGGGTTTGTTTCCCAGTATCTTGATTTTGCGGGCGACTACGGCGGGCAGGACTATAACTCCCTTTTCAATAAAATTACATCTGATTTAAAGGATATTGAATATGAACAGAGATCAGAAGCAGAAAAACAAATTTCTAAACTGGAAGAAATAAACTCAACACTTGGGATTGTCGCCGATGCTGCGCTAAGCCTTGAAACGGCTTTTGCCGATTTCTTGTCAGCGCAATCAGATTTCTTATCTGCGCAATCAGAAGTAGGCCAAGCCGGGTTCAATGAAGCTAAGTATATGCAAAACAAAGTAGACCAATTAAACCAGATCGGATTTGAAGGGAAAAGTTGGGATTTGGAAAGCACTTACGCCGCTTTTGATCGCGTCGGCCTAACGCCACTGGAACACTATCTCCGATACGGAAAAGACGAGGGTCTGATGCCCTTTGCTGATGGTGGGATTTCAACAGGACCATCCAGTGGGTATCCAATTATGGCGCATAACACAGAAGCCCACGTTCCGATTAAAAACGGGTCCATCCCGGTTGAAATCAGCGGACCTGGGACTATCCCAAATGTAAACCTTAAAATATTTATCGGCAACAAAGAAATTAAAGACTTCCAGGTTGAGGTTATAAATACTGATCCTGAAGCTCAAAGAGCAATCAGGAGAGTGGCAAATGGTTGATATGTCCACATATCTGAGTACTAAAGTGGCGGATTACATTGCCGAGGAATTAACTATTTCTCCGCAAAATGTAATGATAGAAGAGGGGCGGAAACGGCAGTATTACCATGAATACGACGATGGAGAACTGGAAGTTGTCACCACAGCAGATTCTTTTTTTACAGTCAAGATTGAATGGACCTGGATGTCAAATGCAGATGCGGCAACAATTCTCGACTTTTACCATGACCCGTTAAAATGCAATGGCAAAACCAAGTCATTTTACTGGCTGCACCCGGTTGACGGCAATACTTATGTCGCCCGGTTTGCAACCGACTTGACACAGATTGATACGGTTGAAAAGCCAAACGCAAAAGAGATACCACAGATTACATTAAGAATTGAGGGCGTGAAAGCATGATTTCCTGGTTATTTGAAATAGACACGCTGAGGCTGTCCACAAAGGATGTGACCTGGAATACAACCGATTACTCCGGTGTGATTCTTGCTGATTCATTTTCTGGCATTACAATGCGCTGGAACATTGCCGGAAATGGCCTAATTGCCCCTAACGAAATGTCGTTTGATGTGTCAAATACGGATGCAACTTACACCACATCGCAGTTTGAGGGGAAGTTTTGTACCGTCCGATTGATTGAAGATGATTCCAATATCAGGACGTGGAAATTCAAGATCGAACGAGCTATTGCCTATTACGGAAAGATCACCTGCTATTGCGTGGATTTTTTGCAGGAGCATCTGGTGGGAGATTACCCGAACACTAAAGCGCCTAAAGAGATCTGGCCGTCCAGTGATGCTGAATCCAGTGATGATTATTGTGTGCCCGTTGTTCTTGGCACGGCGTATATTCCGATACGATCAGTCAACACCGCAACACAGCGGTTTTATGTGCTGGGAGAATCAGGTCCTACTTACACGGTCCATGAAGTAGCATCGCCTCGGCAGTGGCCTAACAAGTCAATATGGTCAGCTGCTTCATACAATATGAATGGGTATGTGAACAGTGGGTACCAGCTCCTTCAGCCTATTATCGCCGACTCAACAGGGGATGGCAATGCTGATGCCCCGGGTTTGTGGAGATCTGGGGATACGTTTTATGACATGTTGTGCCGGTTTGAGAGAAGTGACACTTCGGCATTAAATAACCCTGCCGAATGGGTGGAGTATGTGCTAGAGGATTTTGGTGTTGCCAGTGCTGATATTGATGTTGTTTCGTTTGCTGCTGCTGAATCAACATATGATACCCTGACTGTCGGTTTTGATGGCGGGGGATGGTGGAAAAAGGAACCCAGAGAAAGAGTGCTGTCAAATTTACTGGCCCAAACAGATTCTTTCATAAAATGCACCGATAAGGTAGAGTTATATCAATTCGATAAAACGCCCCAGGAAACCATAACCAATGTCCTTTTGTTGTCTTTTTCTCCATCCAAGGTCACAAAAGTCAATAATGATTCTGGTCGAGTGCATTGGCCTGAATCATTCGATAAGCCGTCCGATATTTTGAACGGGAAAGCCGTTGTCCCAACCTACGGCGGCGGTACAGAAAACACACCTTCGTCTGAAATTTTAGAATGCCGGTTTTTATCCGGGCAATCGATTAACGCTCAAAAAGCAGGGATACTTTATTTCCAGAAGAAATATGAACAAAGCCAGAGGATCAATTTTAGCGTTACATTTTCAAGTCTAACCAAAAAAGCAACCCTTACCCCAGGACAGGTCGTGACAGTTGATAATTCTCTGTACGGCGGTACGAATAACGTCATTATTACAGACATGACGATTCTTCCTGATATGAGGGTTAATTTCACCGGGGTAGTTCTTGACCATCTGGAAGACTGGGGAGACCTGACTACTACAACAAAAGACGTTATTACAGATACTTCTATGGGGTTTCAGTTGGCTACGACTGATTACTCAGGGAATGTATCTTCCGATTGGGATCTACTTTTAAATATTCCCCAGCGTTTTCTTGATACAGCGACTTTAGGGATAAATGTAACCGACTCCTATATGGGGTATTACGACGGAACTAATTTCACTGTTTATATTGATGCGAATGGAAACATGCGGGCAGGTGACCCTGATTTAGGTCAAGGTTTTGTTTGGAATCAAAGCGCAGGCGCATATACCATATCGGGCTCTTTAACTGTTCAGAACCCGGCTGGAGTTCGGTCTAATTTGAATGTTGCTGACGGTGCTGATGTAACACAGGTTGCTTTGGATTTAGGAGCAGCTATTGATAATGCTAAAGCCAACGGAAATACACTAATTTCTGGGGGATTTATTCGTACATCTCTTATCAATGCCAGTGCCATTGTGATTGGAGACCTGAGTGGTGCCGGGGAATTGGCTGGTCAGAATCAAACAGACCTGTCTCTCACTCCATCGGATAACCAGATTCCCAACCCTGACTTTGAATTAGGTTTGGGGGGATGG